TCTTTGTGCTGCAATAATTTTTAAGGCTTCGTGTTCTATGTTGACGCTTTCCCTGCTAAAGCCACGGGACTCATGTTTCAGCTTGTCAAATAGTTTTGCGTTTAGCACTGCGTCATTGCGACAATACGTCAGCATTTCGGGAGTGTACTCACCAAACTCAGTATGGTCGATCTTCTGCATGCCGATGCGATAGCCCCAAGACTCAAGACTATGACCACCCTCACGTGTAGGATTAAACAATCTTGAAAGGACAAGAGTGTCAATAATTTTTTTGTTTTCGGTAAGGTCTACATTGTGTATTTTTTTTATGGCTGGCAAATCGTAGCCGATAATATTGTGGCCTATTAGTTTGTCAGCCGTAGAAAGGTAGGCAAGCCCCTCAACAATTTGAGAGGGGTTGTAAGTTTTAGTTTCGCCTGAGTCAGCATCTACTGCAGCAATGCACCAGATTTTAGTAGGCTCAAGACTATCAGCTTCAATATCAAAGACTATACTTTTCATAGTTCTAATTGTTCTTCATCTATTTCTTCTTCGATCTCAGATAGCCGCCCTGTATCTTTGTTGTACAGCAAGTGGGTAGCTACTCCGACATCCCCTGTGTATCTAGACTTTAAAACTCGTACCCTTGTCGTCGAAGCCTCAATAGGATCATCTGACTGCTGGTTGCGCTCCAAAGATATAACACAGTCAGAAAGCTGTGCAATGCTTTGCGAACCTCTGAGATGGTTGAGTCCCGTTTCAATACCATTTTCATGACCGCGATTCCCGTCAACTCTTCTAAGGTGTGAGACAAGTATTAAGCCTACGCCCGTTTCTTCTACTAAAGTCCTAAACTGATGCATGATTGTATCAATGTTTCTACGCTCATCGCCGTCAGAAGTCATAGACAATAACATGTGTAAGTGATCAAAGACAATCCATTTACACTCAAGCCCCATTGCCATAAAGCGCAGCTTACTAAATATACTGTCAACATCATTCATGCCAAGGTGAGCGTGAACAAATACCCTGTTTTTATTATCACCATCATACAAGATATTAAATAGTTTATCTAACTCTTCTTCATTAAACTGCGCTCGAACACTGTCGATATGTAGTTTGGCATTAGCCTCAATAGAAAGAATACCATCAACAGTACGCCTCCAGTCTTCTTCAAGCGCAATGACTCCAACATTATCTGTCGTGTTAGTAATTAACCAATGCTCTAGCTCTCGTGTGACGCTAGACTTACCAAGACCTGTACCACCCGTCAAAGTAATTAACTCGCCTTGACGTAAGCCCTCTAGCTTGTCGTTAAGCCCCTGCCAAGGATAAGGTATTGATTCTTTACGTTCGCGCTTCTTGTAGTTCTCACGCTCTTCAGAGACGTTTAAGATGCCTGAAGGTGTATATACCTTAGAAGCCCACCAAGCAGCCACATAAGCTTTATGCTGGCTCTGCTTAAGCATTTCGTTAGCATCTTTAAAGTCATTAGGTAGTGAGAGTATTCGAGCCTTGCCGGGCTTAAGAATACGAGCAACTTTCTTTGCGGCTTCTCGACCAACCTTGTCGTTGTCAAAGTTTATAACAACTGTGTCGAATGATTCGATGAATTCAAGGTTCTCTTGTATATCTCTTGCCGCACCGGAAGCACCGCTCTTAATCGAGACGACTGGCCACTTGCTTCCCAAGAGTTCGTATGCTGCCATAGCATCGCACTCACCTTCAGTAACAGTAATAAACTTACCACCTGTTTGTGCGATCTGTTGTCCAAAAAGTCCTGTTCCTTTGGGTGAACCAATCCAAGTAAATGTTTTGTTACTACGTCGTATCTTTGTAGCAACCTCTTCGTTATTTATGTAAGCGGGATAGTGATGCTCAGTGATGTTTCCTTCTGAGTCTTTGACGGCTCTAACGCCATAAATCTTTGCAGTATTAAGTGAGATTTGTCTGTCTGTCAGTGCATGATAAACACTGTTATTTGTAAAAGGCATATTGTCATTGGATCGTTTGTAACTAGAAAAGTCTGCCACGTTCCCTCCCATTGCAGCTTCGTAGTCTTTAAAAAATGAATCACAACTAAAACATTTTGCAGATCCGTCAGAGTTAATGGAGACAGGGTCACTGCCTCCACAACTAGGACAGGGCTTGTGGTACTCCACAAAGTCGCCCATGTTATTCCTCCGTTTCTTCTTCCTCCGAAGCAAGCGCATCGTCAGTTAAAAACTCTTGAACTTTAGAGTGCAATGCAACACACGCAGCCTGAGCAATAACAATACGATCTTCCAAAGCGCGGACATCGTTCTCTGCACCAATTAAAAGTTGGAAAGCTTTTTGACCTTCTGGCGAAAGCAAAGCAACGTCATAGCGTTTGTCGTCATGTACATAAGTATTCATTAGAGTTCATCCTCATCATCAAGTGCTTCAAATTCATCGCCATCAGCGACACCATATTCAACTAACTCTAAAACCTGCATGGCTTTAAAGTCAAGCCCTTTGTATACAGTACCATTCCAAGTGGACTCCCACTCGTTGTAGTGTACTCGTACTTTAGAGCCATTACCTACGTTTGTATCCATAGGGTTTTTGTTGCGATCCACAAGACGCGGCGCAGGGTTTGGCTCACCACTTTTCTTGCGGGTCTTGCGTTTAATAATTAAAGCTGGACCCTCGTCCATGTCTTTAACTGTAAAACCCCGAGACCTGAATGAGTCAGCAACGTCGTCGCTTACGACTAGGTTTACTGAATACACAGGTTCGAATGTTGTGTTGGGTGTTGTAACTGAAGCCCAGTAAGCTACGCCTTCAACAACTGCCATGTTTTTCTCCTTTAGGATTTACTAAATAAAAAGTCTATGTATCTAGGTATACAATTGTATACGTAAGATTCGTTTAGTTCTTTCTGATCTTTCTTACTTTGAAGATTGATCCAACTAATAAAGTTTCGTAAAGCTCTTTCGCTAGGCAGCTTAGTACCTAACGAAAGAACAAACGCTTTACACAAAGCATCTTCGATTAAAATAAATTCTTCATCTTTCACCATGCCTCCTATAGTGCGCCACCAGTTATGGTCGTTAGCTTTATAGTATCTAAAAGCAAATTAAATCTTTCGACTTCAATGTCTGAAAAGATTGTAAGGTCTTCCTCCGTATCAACAACAAGGATAAAGGGATGTTCTGCTTCTTCGTTAAATTTTCCAAGAGCTTCAAAGACTTTTTCCTTTAAAGTCATTTCAGGATCTTTAGAAACATTACCAAAATTACCTTGTACTATTTTCAAAATCTTCTCCTAGCTTTAAAGCTTTTAAGGATTGTATCATTACACTGCGAAGTGGTCAACACCAAAATCTGTGAACAAGTACGCAGGATCAACAACGAGATTGACACGATCAATATCAGAACGATCCGCATCAAAGCAACATTGCTCAAACAAACTATAGGACTGACCGTCCCAAGGTTTAGCACTTGTGTGATAAAAGCAAGCTGACTGAAGATCAATCAACTCATCTGGTGTTAAGTCAATATACTTTTTAATCTTTAAGATATATGCAGCAGCACGAGGACCATGATTAGGATCATAGTCTTCATTGTGTCTGCAAGAATCATGAAGATACGCAAAGTATTTAAAGAGCATTGGATTTAAGTTATAGTTGTCAGCTATACGTAATCCAGCATTCATAACATTAAAGTAATGTTGCTCACCATGAATGTCAGAGTAAAAGAAAGGGTTGTCCTGTTTTAATTTATCAATTAGATTTTGCACCTAATACCTCAATTGTTTTACACAAATACCATTCAGCTTTACGCAAATCTTCAATTCCATTTTTATATTTCCAACGATGAAGATATTTATGGCAGTTACCCATACAATAAGAAACGAAGCCATCGTCGCCTAATTGCTGCTTAATGTAATCAATTGCTTCGATACTACCTTTGTTATAATGAGCAGGTTTGTTTACATTATCTAAAACTTTTGTAAGTGAATCCCACTCTGCTGGCGTAACCTTATCTATACTCATTTTTAACTCCTGTCATGTCAACGTATTTAATATTTTTACTATCAGAATAAAATGTAACTTCTATTACACGAGCATACGGATAGTCTGCATCTCCAGAAATAAAACGATAAGTTTCTTGGTTCATTTACTTTTCCTATATTATATTTACATATTCATCATTGATAATTGTTTGCACATGAATATATCCTTCAGGCCAATACGTATACGACTCTTTAAGTGCCTTCGCTGCTCTATGTATT